TGAAGAAAGCTATTTGCAAAAGACTAACATCATTGAAAGTATTTTCCCCTCATTCGCTTTATTTTTCCCGAAAAAACCACAGGGAGATAAAGAAATAGAAGCCGTTCAAACATCGGTAAACAAAGCTAAAGGGGCGCAAAATGCAGGGCGTATATTTACTTTCTTCGCTGGGAAAAAGGAAGAAATGCCCGAATTGAAAGAGATTCCAAAGAACAACAACGATAATTTGTTTAGCCAAACAAGCCAAAGAATCGACATAAAAATTTGTCAAGCGCACACGATAGACCCAATTTTAATGGGTGTTAGAATATCGGGAAGCCTTGGAAATGGTTCAGACATTAAACAGTCTTATGTTATTTTTGAGAAAAACGATATTACTCCAAGACGTAAGAGAATAGAACTATTTGTTAACAACTTGATGCGACTATTTGGAACGCCTGCAGATTTCACAATAAACAACTATCAGATAATTTCTGAAACAATTGTCGAAGATGGGGGCGCGGAAAGCTCGAAAAAGATTCTTGAAACGCTTCAAAAAGTTTCTCCATTGGTTGCAAATAAAATCATTGAGAAATTAACAGACAACGAAATCAGAGGAATTGCAGACTTACCAAACGTTATTGGGGGAAATCGAATACAAGCGAACCAGCCACCACAGCAACAAGGAGAAAACACAACAGTAAACAGCTAAAAACAAGAAAATCATGCTTAAATATTTCGTAACAGAAACCTATGTAAAAGACGAAACGCCAATTTTGTTAAATGTGAATTTCAAGACGCTTGGTCCGTGGATGAAAACAGCAGCGGAAACAAGGGTGAAAAACATTTTAGGGCGTAATTTTTACGCGTACTTGCTCCAAAAGTACAATGCTGAAGATTTAAGCACATTGGAGCAGGAACTATGCGACCAAATCAGACCCGTTGTAGCTTGGTACGGTGCAAGCTTGGCAATACCTGACACAAATAAAAAACTTGGAAACAAAGGGCAACAACGCCAACAAGGACAGTTCTCAACTCCAGTTCAAGATATTGATGAAATAAGAGGAATCGATCAATACGCGTCAACAGGTCGACACTACTTGAATGAATTAAAACTTTTTTTAGTTGAAAATGGGGTGAATTACCCGCAATACACAGACGAACAAAACCAAAAATCGGACGGTTTCAAGGATGCAAAACAGGATGAAGAGTTAGGATATAACGACAGTATTTTAATTATCTAAAAAAAAAAGAGTATGAGTACAACCGAAAAAAAAGCCGTTTTAATTGAGTTGATGGTAGGACTATTAACCGCAATTGGAACATATTTAAGCCCTTTGTTTGGTATTTTTATGCTGCTTATTATAGTTGCATCAGTTGACCACTTTGCAGGCATTTGGAGATCAAAAAAAAAGAGCGTAAAAATTGAAGTTTGGAAAGGCATTAAAAAAACACTTTCGAAAATTTTGATTTACTCCGTGATTTGTATTGCTGTTCATGCCGTAGATCACTTTATTTTGAATGAATTTTGGATCAATTATTTTAATACGAAATTTTTAGGTTTAAAAGGGGTTACTTTATTACTATGTTACTTGGAATTAAAGAGCATTAACAAGAGCTACAAGGAAGTAAAAGGAGTTGATCTAATCGCTACGTTCTACGAAATGATAAAAGGAGCTAGGGATATAGTGGAAAAAGCGAAAAGAATTGGAAAAACACAGCAAAATGAAAATTAACACGACTTTTTTTTATCGGTTGTTGGTTGTTTCTTCATTGGTAACAATAGCGTTATTTGTGTTCATGCGTAAGCCACAGCAAGTTTTTACAACTAAACCAACCAAAGTCATTGAACGGGAAATTAAAACGCTTAAAACAGAGGTAAAGCAGGCAGGGGACAAAGTGGAAATTTTCAAACGGGAAGTTTTAGAGCATCGTTTAGCATTTGACACCGTGCCACTAATTCAGTACCTTGATAGCGTGGTAATTTATCAAGATACACAAATTGTAAAATTGACCGAAATAACGGAAAAACAGGACACCGTTATAGCCGTTTTAAAGCACGATAACAAACGACTGAAACGACAGCGTAATTTGCTCGCAATAGTGGCAGGAATAACGACAGGAATAGCAATTTTGAAATAAAAAACATTTTTAGAAGAATCTGAAACCCTAGCAAACACTAGGGTTTTTTATTGAACGAAAATAAATATTTAAAAATTTTAATAGAAAATTTGGAAAAATAAAAATAAAGGTTGTATATTTGTAGGACAGAACAAAAAAAAAATCGAGTTATGAAAGCTTATATTTATTCAGAGTTTAGATCTTTAGTTGCAAAAGTAAATGACTTAGATTTAACTTTTATTAAAGCAGACGAATCATATTCGAATATATCATCATTGTATAATTCTGCTACATACTACAATAAAGTAAATAATAGAAATATAAATGATGGAGTTGAAGACTGTATAAAATCTTTTCAAATGTTTTCTGAAGAAAAAAACATTCTTATTGATTTTTCTATTATTTCAAAAGAAAAAAGAAGCGTAAAATATTTTTTCTTGATTGAATTAGCAAATCAAATGTGTTTGTCTTACGAAAAAACAAAACAATTGTTATATAAAATATAATTTAAGTTATGAAACAAGAAGAACTAAAAGTCGCGCTTTGTGGGTATTTGCCTTATGAAGTGTATGTTCAATACGAAGGAATATTAAACGGCAAAGAAAGAGAAAACTACAGAAAAGAGTGGACTAAAAGAAATCAAGATAAAACAGAAATACTTGATATTGAGCCATACGATATACCTGATGAAGTTATAGGGTTGAAAATTGCGCCATTAAAAAGAATTACACAGTACAAAAAGTTTTGGTTAGCTGAAGCTGGTATAAAGCAGTACAAGAAGTTTTATAATGGTGGAGATTGTAAGCCTGTTATATTCAACCTCAACTGCCTAACAAAGCCTATCATCGTGAAAGGTTATAACGGTGGTGAAGAGTTTGTGCCGATTGATGAGATGGTCAAAATTGGATTAGCTCCGTCTGGAATAGAATACGATTTAGAGGATAATGTTTTTTATATTGGAAAATATGAAGGATGCAACTCTTACGATGTTCTTGAGTGGAATGAGCTTCATTATTCAGCAATCGAATTTTTCAACAAAATAAAACTTGATTTCCGCAACCTAATCGGACAAGGACTAGCAATCGACGTGGAAACTTTAAAAAAGAATTGTTATGAGTGATGAAAAGCAAGAAGTTTTTAAAATTGGAAATATTCAAATTTACAACGGAAATAATTTAGATGTTTTAAACAGTTTAAATTTAGATTTAGATAAGTGTATTTTTGTTAGTGACCCTCCATTTAATATTGGTTATCATTACAATCAATATAATGACAATAAGAAAGAGAATGATTATTATAAATGGCTATTTGATATTTTCGGAAAAAATAGACAGGTAATAATTCACTACCCAGAAAGTTTGTATAAACATAGTTTTAAAATAGGGTTATTTCCAGAGAAAGTAGTAAGTTGGGTGTATAACTCAAACACGGGGAAACAACATAGAGATATAGCTTTTTTTGGGGTGAAACCTGATTTTAGAAAAGTGGGGCAGCCATATAAAAACCCAACAGACAAAAGAATCGCAAAAAGAATAAAAGACGGTAAAACAGCTCGTTTATATGATTGGTGGGAAATAAATCAAGTGAAAAATGTAAGTTTAGAAAAAACTGCACATCCCTGTCAAATGCCTTTAAAGGTGATGGAAAATATAATCGGTATTTTGCCAGAAGGTTTTACTATTATCGACCCATTTTTAGGAAGTGGCACTACGGCCTTAGCGTGTCAAAAATACAATCGTAAATTCATAGGGATTGAACTAGATATTGATTATTTTAATATTTCAAAAAACAGAATAATCAATCAGATAAACTTATTTAACACCACATCAAATGAACATTAAACAACACTACTGCGAGGTTGACCAAGACCAAGCTGACGAAGCAAGGGAACTACTTGTAAAGGCGGGGGAACCGATTTGGGAGGATGAAGATTCATTTAACGTTAATGAAGAGTACAATGCATTAAGTTATTATGAAGGAAATATTCTAATCGGATGGATAGTATGGGATTGTATTCAAATTACAAGAAACCCAACCCAACTCACCTACCCACAATTCAAAGAAATGTTGAACGAAAAGATAAATCAAAATGGGAACACTATTTAAGGCGAAAAGAGCCGAC